AACAAAGACAGGAGAAATCGTACCATTTAGGACTTTGAATCAGATTGAGTTCTTGAAACGAGGTTTTAGGTGGGACGCCCAACAAGTACGCTACAGAGGTCCGCTCAACTTGGGAACAGTTCTAGAGATGGCAGCATGGAACAAGACAAAGTCACAAAGCGCTTATGTGCTGACGGCTGAAGTATTGCAGGAAGCTCTCTACGAACTCTCTCATCATGAGAAATCGACCTGGGACGAACATTATCCCAAATTCGAAAAGGCCAGACGTATCCTCAATGAAGTGGTGCCTGTGCGATTCCTTTCGTACAACGACCTAAACACGCTCGAGTTCTTGAAATACGTCCAAGGACAAGACGGCTCAAACCCCGTGATCGCGCACCTGAACAATTTGCGGAAAGGCGAAGGTGGAGTGCTGGGGTCCAGCTCAGGCAGCAATGCCCAGGCTGGATAGGGAGAGGTTTTTACCTCTAGTGACAAATGTGTGCCCTCTCAAATCAATAGGCTATTTGTCCCGCATGCAGATGAGGACGGATTGAGTGGTCCCCTCGTCGAAGGAAACTCACTTGCTACAAACAACAACAACAACAACACAACAACACAACAACAACAAGACAACGACCCATGGAAGAAACTGAATCAGACTTACGTGAACCTCGCTGGCGTTTTCGTCGACGTGGTCAACAAGAAATACAGACAACCAACATGGACACCGAACCCAATGACATTAGACAACACGACAAGATCTGTGGAGAAGGCCGTGAATGCACTGATGACGCTTAGAGGAGACCCTGGAGTTTTGTTCGTCGAAGCGGAGAACCCTGCTCAAGAGGCAGCGGCACTAGCATACGCAGAACAGACGCACGAACTTCCGGATTTTCTCAAGGCAGAAATGGTGCAGGATGGGATAGGAGCTTTGGAGATCAAAGAAGAAATGATAGAACAGCCTCCTCGTTACCGAAGTTTCAGGCGACGAGTGCAACGGCAGAAACCAGCACATCTCTACAAGCCCCTCCTTGATGCTATAGATCGAGTCGAGACACGATTAGGAGTGAAAAAGAATAATGCACAATCAGGATTGGAATCAGGACCAATGACGGGTCTTGTCGAAGGATCAGAAGAAGTCAAGACACAGGAAATCGTAACGCTCATCACGGATGGTGATGTTGCGCAAGAATCACGAGACGTCGAAAAATC